TTAGGCGCCTTTAAAAGAAGGAACGCTTGAACACTGTGCCGGTGCTGTCGCTTGGGTCGCAATAAGAGCTTTAATCGCTGATTGCGTCCGCTTCGTCCACCATTCATCGATTTTGGTCAGCACATAAGATGCTGCGGCCAGAGAAGCGACGAATACGATCGTGACGATAGTAAGGGCTGGGACCTTGCCCAATGGCGCAACGTAGATAAGCACCAAGCTTACCAGAGAACTCATTATCAGCATGTGGACGGCATACATGGCAAACGAATACCGGCCCAACGCGACCAGCCATTTTGCATTCATCACGTTCCTGACGAGTTCGTTCCCCACCACGCCGAGAATGAAACTCACACCAGCTAAGGTGTAGATCAACCAACCTTTCTGATCGTCACTACCCCAAGGAATGAACGCTGTGGGCCAGTAAGCCGCGTTTGCGGGACTGAACCGATAGAAAAGAAAGCCAATTACAATGAGGCCAAGAGATACGGGAAGTTTCAGCGAAAACTGCGGGCGCTGATACAAAAAGGCTGAAAGGGCAGTCCCGACCACAAAAGGGGTCAAGCGCCAAGCAGTGAACTGGAGAGCAATAAAAGCTAATCCAGTCAGTACGTAGACAACTCTCATTGGAGCTTTGAAAAACACCATGGCGAGACCAAAGGTGATGAAGCTGCCGTACAGTTCGTGATGCATTGTCCAAAGGGACACATTGAACTCGCTCCTGTTCTCGAAAAGCGTTCCAAACAGGCCTTGCCAGAGAGCGGTAGCAAAATCCGGTACAAAGTGTTCTGTTGCGTTAGGGAAGCCATAGCTAGCGAACCAGGTTGAGCCGGATATTTCTGAAGCTGTTTTCGAATAGTTCCATCCTAGAACAGTGATCAGATAGGAACCCATCACAGTCAAAAACACTAATAACATCAGTCGGGGGAATCGGTTTAGCGCCGCCACAGCGATCGTGCTTGTGTTGCCTCCTGATCGAAAGAAAGAGAGCGGTAGTACAACGCCGGAGAGGACGAAAAACACTACAACGGCTGCTGAGCCGTTTGTCAGCGCTGAATAGAGATTTCGGCTAACGCCCGTCAAGTTACCCGGCTGAGCGAAGCAACCAAAAAAGTGACCAGCCACTACGGAGCAGGCTGCAAGGCCACGGATAGCCTCCAATTCACCGCGCTTTTCGCGCTTCAACTCGCTTGCCATGTTCCCCCCGGAAAATGTCGTTTCTACATAAGCGCGGTTCGACTGAGCCATATCTTCCGCTGTGTCAACAGCAATGTAAGCGAGAACTAATTCAACCGCATTCAACTTTTGCTACGAAGTGTCATGCGATCTAGGATTGGCGACTTCAGATTGCTCATTTGTCTGCGTGTTACGCCGACGCTCCTTCAGGCCAAACTATGGCTTCAACGGCCTCTTGCGTTTCTGCCGCGAGAACCAGCGCAGTGAGGCTGGCAAGGGTGGTTTGCCCATGGACTACATGCGCTTTTCCGTCGCGGCCTGCTTGCTGGATTTGGGCGGCAGTATGCATTTTCCAACTCCATTGACCGTCAGTGTCGCGTACCCAGAAAGGCGTTTCCCAATCTTCAGAAAGTCCCGGGACGATACTGTCGGTGACCGAACCCATAAGATTGAGCTGATCTTTGATGTTGCTCGGATAGTTGTGCACCGCCCCAAGCGCCGACGAGGTGAAGCCGCTGATGATCATCTGCTCGCAGGCACCGGACAAACCGGCTATGCGGCGCTGGCGGGCGGCGTCCAAAGCATTTGATGCTACGATGAGACCATATGGCGTGAGAACCCCCTGAAGCGCCGCATCAGTTTGCTCCCCGTCATCGTCAGAAGGCCAACGGGTCGGGTTAATGCCGCCTTCCAGCCATGCGAGGAATTCTGGATCGTCATCCTGGATAAGAGAGGTACGAGCCGATGAAAACAGACGCCCGTCGTCAGCGCGCCAGTACCAGTTATTGGGCAAAAACATGATCTCACTCCTTTAATAGTAAAAGCCACCATTGATGGTGCCGGCAGAGGAGCCGGGGAAGTAATTTGCGCCGCCACCAGACGTATCGATCACGCCCGCTGATGCGGCGTTGAAACGTGGGCCTGCGAACGAGCCGGCAGGGGATATGGTGATGTTTGCGAACCGCGCCACACTCGAAAGAACGGCCTCTGCTGCCCCTGCTGCCCAAGATACCGGGGCGATGAAGATAGTGCACGGTGAGGTGCCGGGTGCTCCATTGAAGATGCCGCCTGTGTCGGTGTGAATAAGCGCGCGCATTTGCCTCTGGACGCCATCACCTCCGTTCACAACGATCTGGTTTAGGGCGGTACTGACGCCGTTCTCAACCACGTAGATCGCCATATAAGCCGGGTTGTTGAGCAGCGATTTGATGCTGATAGTATCAAGGGCGACAAAGCCGCCGAGTGCACCGACAGAAAAAGCAGTGCCGCTTGCCGTTGTGTTTTCCAGCGTGAGGCCCTTCAGGGTGACGCGTCCTGCTCGGCTGGCGAAAGAAGCCGGAGCGCCAGCACCAATGGGACCACTCGTGATGATGTAATCCGCACCGTTGCCCTCGATCGTAATCGAGCCTGGGTAACGGCTGTTGATGGCAGGAGCATATGTTCCGGGATTTCCAAGAACAATCCGGACACCGAAGCTTGCACTGGTAGAGTAACGCGTTGTGATGACGTCGATGGCTCGCTGAATGGTAGCTAGGGCACGGCCAGCGGTATTTGCGCCACCATCATTATTGTCGTTACCATCAGTGCGGACATACAGAACGACATCCGCCGTTGGCACTAGCGGGACTTCCGATCGGGCAAGTCCACCGCCGAGCAACCAAGCGGTTCCGGAGTAAACGAGACGAGTTATAGACCCAATTTGAAGGTCCGCACGCTGGAGCGCAGCACCAGACATAGTGCGGATCGGGACAGCGCCAAGGCCATTCACATCAAGGGTCGCTGCCCCGGTGTTCTCGGCCAAAATCCCTACATCCAGGACCATGCCCGGCACGAGCGCCGCCGGCGCTGGGTTGAGTGTAACGGTTAAGGCGTTTGCGGTGCCTCCGGCGACGGCATAGGTCCATTTGCCTGATTGTGCATCGAGAGCAATCTTCTGAGCATAAGTGCCGGCGATCCGCAGGAAGACACGTCCATCCGGCAGGCTGATACCATGACCATCAGGTGGGGTCAGGTATGACCAGGAAGACCCACCCCATTGCGCTATCGCGCCCACGTGGGTTGCCCAAATTCCCGTTGCGCCGGTCGGAATAAGATAGGTGTCGCCAACTGAAGGTGAACCGGGTGCACTCGATAGCGTCATCGAAATGACGGAGAGCCAACGACGACTACGGCTGTCGGATGACAGCCCGAGGATTTGCAGTGCCTGCCAGAGCTGCGTCCAGTCACCGTCACTCGGGACAAGGTCTGCCTCGGTGATAACCTTCAGGACTTCTTCCTGCATGCTGTTGAGGTGCAGGGCCGTGACTACGGTGCCGGCCGTTCCTGTTACGAGGTTTTCGTCGCGGAAGCCACGCCGGCCGCCGCCGATATCGATAGTGTCAGCGCCGTTGATGCGATCCATCAGGCTTCTCCGTACTTGAAAACAAGGGTTGTGTGGGCAGGCTTGTAGCGGCGCAAAACGCACTCGATTGCCGAAACTTCGAACGATCCGAGGCGATGGCCGGCGCGGCTGGTGCCTGCCCGAAATTTAGTGACCGTGACAAGGCCGGGAATGTTGACGCGCCAGACGAACTGCGATCCATCCGGCCGCAACCGCTGACCGGCGCGCAGGACGCCGGCCCGGCTCGGCCAGAATTCCTCAATGGTGATCGTGACGCCCAGCGCTGCCGCAATGGAGACGAAATACGGGATCGACTGGCCTCCTCGGGCCGTCCAGCGCTGGAAGGCGAGCTGGCGGCGCTGCTGCACGGTCAGGCCGTCATTGTCGCGCCCGCAAGGATCGGGGCCAAGGCAACGCTCGAAATCCGAAAGGAGCTTGTCCGCCAGGCGCGGGTCCGTCTCGTTCATCATCGCTTCGGCCGCCGCCTCGGCGTCTGCGATGGCCTCGGCGATCGCGCCGAGGATCACGCCCATGACGCCACCGCGATAGCGGAGCGCCCAGCCATTCGGCAGTTTCGAAAACAGGTTTTGAACGATCGTTGAAGAGGCCCTGGACATGTCTTAAAGCCCCCTCAATCCAGCCATGTGATTTCGGTGGCGATCGGGCATTCCTTGGTGCCGAGCGTGTATCTGGCGGCAGGGATGGTCAGATCGTGCGAATATTCACCATCGGCGGCCGAGATGGCTTCCGAGATGCGCGAAGGCTCGATGGTCGCGCCGATCGGGCTTTCGTTCTCCATGTCGTCTTCGTCGCCGATGGTGGCAATGAAGCGATCATAGGCAAGCTGCACCGCTGCCCTGGTCAAAGCGCCATCCGGACGAAGGCGAACACTTACCGGAACTGCGACCAACTCGGCCGCAAGGGGGATAATGCGGGCAGTCACCGGGCGGACGCCGGTTTGACTACCCTGAGCGCCGATGTAAGTGCCGATCGCGGTCAGCTCCAGTTCGGTCGGGACACGTGGCGTGCCATCATCATTCCTCAGGGCGATGACAAGGCCCACGGAGCCGCGACCGATCCAGTCCTCTACGACTTTCACGGCATAGACGCTGGCGACGTTGCCCACCCATGCCTTGTAGTCTTGGGAAGAACCGCCCATCGGCGGCTCGCGGATGCGCTGAAGATAACGCACCTGGACTTCTTCCGGCTCTTCGTCATCAGCGCCGCCCGCAAAGGCGGTCGCGACCGTGACCTTAGAAATCTCCGGATATGCGGCAAGTGTCGAAAGCTGCACACCGCTTTCCAGATTGCCGGCGCTCCCGGCAGTGACCGCCTCGGCCGTGACGATGGCCGTGCCACCGGCCGCGATCGTGCCGCCCGAGGTGGTCACGTAGGTGTTGGTGGCGGTCGATGTCAGCACGATGCCCGAGGCCAGAACGGTTCCGGCCACGCCTTCGATCGTGACGGAACCGACTGCCTTTGTCGCCGGACGTGGCTCGACGCCCCAGATCGAGGCATGGCGAAGGATCATGGTTTCGTCGTCGGCGCTGTCGGGCATCCATTGCCGCGCCCACCAAGCAATATGGTCGTGCGTCTCGCGCACTTCCGGGGCCACCGCGCTCCAGATGACGGCGAACATGCCGCGTGCTGAACGGACGGCGCGGGAGATCGCCTTCACATCCGCTTCGGGGTAAATGCCGAGCAGGATCACTTCAGAGGCGGCAGCGAGGCGGGAAAAGATCGTTTTCGCGGCAGGGACAGGCCAGACCATTACGCCACCTTCCGCGTTAGTTCGAGCGTGACATCCTCGACCAGGACACGATAGGCAAGCACGCCGGAGCGTAGCCACCAGACATCGATTTCTGCCGGCGTTCCGGTATCGGTCTCGGCCCAGCCAAGGCCCTCGGCGAGGTAATATTCGGCGAGCTGGCGCGTGGTTTCGGTTTCTTTGGCGCGTTCCAGCAGCCACATCTTGCAGCCTGCCATGTCGCCGGCAGCATTGAGACCGTCGAGAAGAGCGCCACGGCGTTCGGAGAAGGAAACAGGGGCGAGAAACTGCGAACGGCCTTCCGGCAGTTCATCGTCCGGAGAGGCACGGCGATCGAGGCCAACCGAAAGCAGGATCGGCGTCACTGGCGTTTCGTCCAGGACCAGATTGAATTCGTCATCAAGCACCAGATCGCAGCAGCGCCGCGTGGCGTCATAAGTCAAGGCAAGGTCGAAAAATCCGGTCATGGCGCGAAATTATCGCGCGCGCGCAAGGCTGATCAGGCCCGCCGTGGTGGGCGGTCAGCCGCCCAACGGCACGTCAGTATCACCAAGGCCCGGCACGACACCCTTGTGCTTGTGGGTCTTGTCGATCACAACGCCGTCGTGCTTGATGCTGCCGCCGTTGACGTTCAGCCCTGTGTCATCAATCGTCATCGTCACCCCGCCCACCTTGAAGGTGATGGAACTGGCGGCCTGCACCTCGATACCGCCGCTGGCTTTGACGATTATGCGATCGCCGAACTTGTTGCCGATACCGACATCGCCCTTGCTCAAGCCGCCGATGCGTTGCGACGGATTGGCGAGTGGCAGGATGACCATATCGCCTTCGTCGCCACCGATCGCCAGCGCGACACCGACAGCGCCGTCATCGTCTGGAACCGAGAGGAGGCCATAGGGCAACATGACTTCAAGATCATCGCGCCAGACACCTTCCGCCACCTCGGCCGAGGCCGTCTGCATCTGGCCTTCATCCTTGATGTCCTTCACGGTGACGCGACGGACCAGGCCGCGCAGCTTGTTGACGATCTCGGTCTCGCTCATATTGCCTCCGCCTTGCCGTCCAGCGGGCCGGAACTCTTTTTCGCGGTCTTGCCCTTTCCGGCCTTGTCCGTCCGGCGCTTGCCCACCGGCTCCTTGTCGAAGGCCTCGGCCGAGCAAACGGAAATATCCGTGGTGATTTCGTCTGCCTCGGAATAACGGACGGCGGAAATCAGCAGATCGCGCTCGATGCCGAGGAAGGCATCGGAAACGGGAACCACTTGATTGACCGTCCAGAGCTGCCCTTTCACCTCATGGCCCTTGACGGTATAAGTCTGCTCGTCACCCTCGGCGCGGGACGTGCGATTGCGCCACTCGGCTTCGTCCTGGGCGCTGACCGCGCCTGCCTTGCTGCGGGCCAGATGGACAACCGGGCGATACCGTCTGATTTCGTCATCATTCGCTCTGCCGGTTGCGACGGTTCCCTTGCGCTCGCGCTCGCGGGCCGAACCGTCGCCGTCGTTGCGGCTGTCCGCGCCGATCGGCTCGGCTGTGACATCCAGTGAGGCGGCGCTGCGGGCTTTGCCGGATCGTTCCGACTGGCCGCGCACCACGGTCTTGCTATAGCGGTTCGCCGTGCTGAAATTTGCCCTGATGCCGATTACGTTACCCGGAAGATTAATCCCCTCGGGTGCGCGGGTCTTGCCCGTTCGGGTGATAACGATGTTGCCGACACCATCCGAAAGGATCAGGACGCTACGCTGCCGCGATCCTTTCTCGATCGCAGAGAAGGCAGTTTCGCCAAGGTCGATCGAGTAGCGGTCGAAGGTCTCGCCGGTGTCCACTTCGGTCCGGACCTTCAGGCCGAACGGCTCGGCGATCTTGGCGGCTGCGGCCTCAAGTTTGACGCCCTTCAGCTCGGCTGGACCTTCCGCCAGTGCCGAGCAGTCAATGAGATCGCCGGTCTTGTCGCGGCCGGAGATCGTTACAGAGGCGTTGCCAGGGCTAACATCCGGGGCGACAGTTTCGACATGGCCGATCAGAACCGTCCGCTTTCCGATCATGATCTTTGCCTGCATCTGAGGGTGAAGACGCGGCAGGTTCGGCATCGAGGCGAAAGGGAACGTAGCTTCAGACGCCTCGCCATCACGAAACGTGAAGCTGAAGCTGCCGGAAAAGTCCTTCAGGTCGCGGGTGACTTCGCCCGATGTCCACTGGTCATAGGCTTTGCCATCGAGAAAGAGCCTGATACTTTTGGCCATCAACCGCGCTCCAGAAACTCGATGTCGCCGGCCGGCAATTGCGCCGGATGCGATGGATCATTGCGGGCGACGATATCAGCATAGACGGCTTCGAGCAGTGCCGGCGTGTCGCCGGAAAGATGCTGCGCGACCAGCCAGGCGTCGACGTTGCGATTGATCGACAGGCGGCGCACGGACGGCAGGCGGCCGATCACCTCGTTAAGATCGGAGACGATCGCGGCCGTCAGCGATCGCGCAGCAGACGAGAGCGCCGAACTGGCGGCCTGCATCGTGTCGGGCGACTGCCGTTCGACCTGGTCAACGAGCGCGGCGAGCGCCGAGGTCATGGCGGCGCGGTACTGGAGCGCTTCCTGCCGTGACACAAAATCCGCATACGAGGATTGCTCGGCCGTCGCCGCGAGGAACTGTCCGGCTGCGCCGGCCAGCAACAGCGCATCGATCGCGGAAGGTGCCTTGCCCGCTTCCGTCAGCAGCCCCGACGCGATGGAAAGGCCGGCGCTCATCAGCGCCTGGGCGCTGGGCGTTGCGGCTACCGTTGTCGTCGCAGGTGCCACGGCCGGAACCTCGATCGTCTGGGCAATGACCGAGGCGGCCGAGCTGGCCCATGTGTCGAATGCGACGGGTGAGGACGGCGACGACGCTTCCAGCGCCGAGCGTATCTGGCTGACGGCCGAGCGAGCGTCCGGACGCGCCGTGATCGAATCGGCGACTGAAGACGTGACGCGCCGGCTGCGAATGGTCGCTGCGGTTCTGGCGCTGGAAATGACTGTCAGCGCGATGGAGGCGGCAATCGAGGTCACGGCGCTGGTGAAGCTGGTGAGCGCCGAGGGCAGGAGGCCTCCGGAGAAACCGGCTGCCGAAGACGATGGCGCGCGCTTGAACCGAGCCGAAACCCGGATAACCCTCAGTTCCCGTTCCGAGAAGCGGATTTGCGCCGGCTCTTCCATGATGACCTGCATCGGGCCAAGCCATGGGTGAATGAGCAATGCAGGACCTGGCGTCTCGAAGGCTTTGGCGAGGAGCCGTGCACGCGTGCGGTAATCGTCACCGACATAAAGCGCTTCGATACTGATGCCGGAAGGCCCCACGCCGAAATCGTCATAGGCGGCGGGATCGACGCCGGGAAACAGGTATTCGAGAACCCGCCGTCCATGGTCGCTCGATACATCGACGATGGAGAGCGGAATGCCGCGATAAACACCCGGCAACAATCCTTCAGCGGCATTGAGGCTGTCGAGAAGCATCAGGGCCTCCCGACAGCGCGGCCGGTGTTGACGTTCGGCGACGGCGACGTAACGGTCGTTGTCTGGCCGACAACCTTACCGGGACCTTCGACAACAACCTTCGCCTCGGTGTTGACGTTGAGCTGCTGCGGCGCGGCCGGTGCGGTCGGCGACGCCTGTGCCGGCAGAACACCGTTCTGGTTGGCGGGCAGCACGCTGTTACGGCCAAAGCGGGTCATATTGCGCTGGCCAGAAACGCCGAGCGCGTTCGAGACGCTTTCAATGCTGAGCGCATTCTGCACTCTCTCAAGCGCGGACGCGACGCTGTTCCACGCCTCGGCAATGCCCTGGGGAACAAGGGCGCTCCAGTCGATGCCGCGATTGATGGCTTCCACCAGCGAGGCGATACCGTTCACGACCCACTCAATGGCTTTCGCAACGTCCTCAAGAACCATAACAGCGCCCAGCACTGTCTTGCCCGCGAGATCGCCGAGGAACAACATGATGCCGGAAAGCATGCCGGTGATCTTGCCGCCTTCGCCGAGGCCGACAAGCTCGCGGATTGCTGTCCCGAGGCGATAGAAGCCGGTGGCAATGCCGCCGATCGCCCTGACCGCGCCCCCGGCCGATTGTCCGATCGGCTCCAGCCACTTCGCAAAACCAGAGCCAAAATCCCGGATCATTCCCCAGGCCGTGGCAATGCCGTTCAACGCTGCATCGAGAACGCGGAACGCACCGAGCTGGACATCGCTGATCGTCAGGCCGGAGAAATCGAACTGTAGATCGAGGCCGCGCATGAAGCCGGACACGAAAGTTTTCAGGTTCTGCAAGCCGGCCGTCACGTCCTGAAGCGCTCTGCCGAGGCCGGAACGGATGATGGGACCGAAGCGGTTGACGATCGCTGTCCCGACCGTCATGGCGTCGGCGTAGGCCTTGCCCATGCGGTTCCAGAGTTGCGACAGGCGCGGCGCGTAGCTTGACCAGTTGCGATAGACGTAGACGCCAGCGGCCGCGATGCCGGCGAGCGCGATACCCACCGGGCTGAAGAGCGCGGCGAGAACCGACAGGCCAGCGCCGATCGCGGGCAAGACCACGCCGAGAACGCCAAGACCTGCCGCCGCCAGGACGGCCACTCCCGCAAAGGCGAGGCCCTGTTTGACCATGCCGCCCGTCGCCGCGTCCCACTCGCGTATCCATTTGAGTCCATCCATCAGATAGCCGTTGATCGCCGGCATCCAGGTGCCGAAGGCGAGACCGACTTCGCGCGACGCCTGCGTGCCGATCTCGCGGAAGATGGTGAGCTGGCGATTGAGGCCCTGCATCTGGGTTTCAAAGTCGGCATCGATGGCGCTGCCCGTCGCCTTCGCGACCTCATCCTTGATCGACTTGTATTCGTCGATGTTGCCAAGCATCGGGATCAGGAAGTCCATGACTTGCATGTCGGAGAACAGTTCGCCGAGCTTGCCAGCGCCATATATCTTTTCGAGCTGCTCGCGCACGCTTGCCAGCGCGTCGGCGTCGGACATGCCTGCGGCCTTCGCTTTGCCCATCAGCCCCTGAATTTCCTTGCTGGAAACGCCGGTCAGCTTCGTGATCTTCTGCACCACGGCTTCGATCGGGTTGATGCCCTTCGTGACCGCGTCCTGCATCACGCCCTGGATATCGACGCCCATGTCGGCAAAGTTCTTGACCGTTGTCGGGGCAAGGATTTTAGACAGGAAGTTTTTCAGATTGTTGGCGGCCTCCGCCGGATCGGATGTTCCCTTACGGGCAATCTGGAGGGCAGCACCAAGGAAGTTGATCGCCTCGCGGCCCGTCACGCCGAACTTCGCCATCTGGCCGGTAAGGGTCGGGAAGTAACGCGACATGTCCTTCAGCTCGAAGGAGCCGAGCTTGCCGGCCGTCACCAGAGCGCCCAGCGCGTCATCCAGTTGATCGGCCGGAAGCTTGAGGGTTGTCAGCAGCGACGTGGCGACGGACGCCATGTCATTCATCTCGGCATTGGCGGCGGTGGCGGCGCGGCTGATCGAGCCAATCGAGCGATCGACCAGACCATTATCGACACCGGCCGCGATCATCTGCCCCGCGCCTCGGGCGACAGTGTCGGAAAGCTGACCGACATCAAGGGCGAGCTGCTCGAATTTCGCCTTCGACTGATCGACAAACGCAAACGCCGCCTGTCCCGTCAGATTTGACGTTCCGGCTATGTCGATCAATTGCTGCTGAAAAGCTGCGGCCTCTTGCATGGGGCCGAGGAAGGAGATGCCGGCAACCGCCGCACCGACGAAACCGATCTTGCGAGCAGCGCTGATAACACCATCAAGCGCACCTTTAATGCCGCGCAAAGGCCCGCTTAAAAGGTCCCTGAGACGGACAATGACATCAAGGTTCATGTTGCGGTTGGCCATCATCCGCCTCGCTTGAGAATAAGGCGGAAATTCTCACGCGCGCGCGAAAAAGATCAGGCCCGCCGTGGCGGGCGGGCCTGATCAATTTTGGGAAAGTTCGTGGACGTGTTGTCGATAGGCCATGATGCAGTTCCACCAGAACCGCACTGTGTCGATCGTCATGTTGACGATCTCAGCCTCGCTAAAGCCGGAGCTTTCAACGAGGCAGCCGAGCATCACTGGCCAGTCTTCGTCCCACTCGTCAAAAAACTCATAACAATCCTATGGCCGTCGGCTACATCGACGCCATCCATTTTGTCGAAGAGCTTGTCCATCACCATTTCGGAAATCCGGGTCGAGCGCGAAAACATCACGACCGACGCCTTAGTGTCACTGGTTGCCTGGATGGCGCGCAGATCAGCGCCGTTAAAGCGATTGAAAACCAGCTCCGTGAAAACGCGTTCCCTGACCTTGTTGTCTTTGCGAGTGGTGAGAGTGACGGCCTCATACAGCGGGAGCGTCACCGAGCCATTGGCGTTCGGCCGCGCGCGCTTCGGCAACTTGGAATCGGCCTCCGCGTCTTCATCGATGATGTCATCGGCAAGGTTTGCGCCGGCGTCCTCATCGATGACAACTTCAGTGTTCGAAAGAGCTTCGCTGTTCGGCCCGTCTTCGTCGATATCGATTTTGAGGTTCTTCGGAGTACCCATCAGAGAATTTCCTCGGGCGAGGATGCCGCCCACTTGAGTTCGATCTTGCCGCCTTCGCCACCGGTCATCTCAGGGATGTCATCCACGAGGAAGGCATCCTTGAAGACATACGTCTGGCCGGTGTCGCAAAGCACCTGCAGTTCCCCTTCACCGGGGTCCCAGAGATTGCCCCAGCGCTGGCCTTTTTCGAGGTTGGTGGTGGCGGTGACCTGCGAACCCTGAAACTCCTGGGCGCGCCCGACCTTGCGGCCGTAGGTCACTGCGTTGTTCTTGATGCCGCCGATGCGCAGTTTTGCGCCCTTCTCGACGGGGAGGTTTCGTCCCCGCCAGACAATATCGACGATGCCCAATACCTGTGTCATCGCTTAAAAGCTCCTGTTAAACCTGAAACTCGATCCGGCCGGCAAAGACCATGAGGTTGCCGACGATCTCCACCTGTTGCCGGCTTTCCAGCCGGTTGCGATCATCCGTGGACCGCTCGAAGACGCTTTCCCTGACGGTGCGCTGCACGTCCTCGATCCAGACCTTCTCGCCATAGAGCGAGCACCGGGCCGCCCAGGAGGCCGCCATGCGCTTCGGGGTGACCACCGCCGTGCCGGGGTCCTGGTCATCGTCATGGCGAGAAGCGAATGCGCCGGCGCTTTCGTCATCGACCAGCTTGGAGCGCGGATACATCAGGCCGACATAAGCGGACCAGTCATAGCGGATGCGGCTCATGGTGACGGGCACCATGATATCCAGCCAGGCGCGATCGGCGATGTCGAGCGTCGTCTTCTTGTAGGTCGTGATCATACGCGAGATCGTGACCGAACCGTCAGAAAGGCAGTCGAAGGTGGAAATGCCGTTGCGCAACAGGAGATCGTTTTCCTCATCAAGGAACTGATCCGCTTCGTCCGGAGCCTCGACACCGGGCAGCACAAGGGAGCGCAACTGGCGGGCCGGGTCGTTCGTCAGATGGAACGACGCGACACCAAGCGCCGAGGCCGCAATCGCCCAGGACGGCGTCGGGCTTCTCTTCAGCCCGGCGTTCGTCAGGAAGGCGGAGTTCGTGAGGTTGCCGAAGGTGGTCAACTGACCATAGGTGCCGCCCTTGAACACGAAGCCATGGCAATCGAGCTTCGAGGTGGCGCTATACCGAATGCGCAGCCACTCGGCGGTTTTCGCAAGGTTGGTCGCATCCGACCAGGGATGCGTGATCTTGGTTGCCCAGGTGCTGGCGAGAAGGTCGAGCGCCGGCTGTACGTCCGGATTACCGGAACCGCCCGCCATGGCGACGACGGCGCAGGTGAGACCGGCCGGAAGCGGCTGCACTTTCGTATCGACGCGCAGGTCGATCTCATTGCCGACCTCGCCGCCATGGCGGGCCGTGACGGTGACGACGGCTGCGGCGGCTACTGCGGTCGCGACCATGTCGAGATCAGCATTGATGGCAGCGGCAAGTTTCGTCGCCAGCGCTGCTGGCGTATCGCCGGAAAGCGCGGTCATGCGAACCTGCCGGCCACCGATCTTGAAGCGCAGCACGACGGAGCTGCTGGGAGCGCCGGCAAAGGTGAAGGTGCCGGCTGCTCTCACGGCATCCTCATCGTCGACAAGGCCGATGACGTAAAGCGGCGTGTTGCGGTTCGCCTTCTTGAAGTACGCGACCTGCTCAGCGCCGATAGAACCACGGCCGAACAACGCGACGGCCTGATCGGCGCGGGTGATTTCCTGAATGGCACCTGCAGCAAGTGTTCCGGTAGCAAGCTTGGGACCGATGATGAAGACCTTTTCCGGCCAGGGCAGGATGCCGACATTGCGATAGTTCGGCACGATCTCCATCAGGGTCGCGGGTTCGAGGCGATCGACGGGGATTTCGTTGAAATCCATTACTTGTCTCCTTCAGGCTTCTTCGCCTCTTCCGACTTAGCAGTGCGGGCGGGTTTCTCGATCAGATCGCCGTCAGCGATGCGCCGGCGCGTGAAATGGGTGTTCGGGTCGGGCAAGCCTTCCTTCGGCCATTCGGAGCCGTCCGGAAGGTGGACCGTGCGGCCCTCGGCCGCGATGAGTGTTTTCGTGGTGGCCATGGCCGGGTTTACTCCTGGGGTGGTTGAATTTCGTCACTGACGGTTTCAGTCGAGCCGTTCACGGACCATGTGACGCCTAGCGCCTCAAAGTCCTCGAGCTGCATCTTTCCGGTCGCAGCGGCGCGGGTTGCGAAGCTGAAGGTGAAATCGAGTTGGGCAATCGCGACATTGTCGTCAGTCCAGCCATCGGCAATGACGCTGTTGATCAGCGTCACATTGGTGACGCCCTGACCCTCGAAGCTGACACCCTGAAGCAGGACCGATGCGACATCGACCATGGCGTCCATGCCGATGTCGTATTTGTCGCCCTTAAAGCGCGCTTCAAGGCCACTCGAAACGCTGTTTATGAGGATCAGCCGCCAGAGCATGTTGCCCTTCAGCATCCGGCCATTGTCAGGGTCCGGCTTCATGCCCGTCCAGGCAAGGCCGATGAACGGCGACAGTTTGACGACGCGCTTGAACTCACCGAGGCTGAGAACCTGCGGCACGCGCTCGATCGTGAAAGGGTTCTTCGGAAAGGCAATCCGGAGCCGCTCGATGATAAGCGGCTCCTGGTTGCGGATCGGCATCAGGGGAAAGCTGTCCATCAGAAGCCCTGCAACGTGTCGAACGTGACGATGCGGTCACGGTCGGAAATGCGCGGACCGGAACCGACCGCGTTGCCGCCTGTCGGCGATGCCAGTTGAATGTCCAGGTGCACGATTTCCTTGGCGACATTCTCCAGCCACTTGATGACCTCGGCGCGGCCCTTGGCCATTTCTTCCGAAGGGCTGGACCGTTCGGTATCGGCCAGATCGTAGCGGGCGAGGATGCAGGTGGCACGAACCACATCCTGCGGCGGGTTTGCGATCGGCGTCAGGTAGCGGCCGCGAATGTAGCTGTTGATCAGCTCGGTGGCGTCGGTCAGCGCGGTGTTGACCTTTTCCACGTCCGGCGTCTCGGCCTCGCGATCTTCCGGATTGGACAGGCGCACGATCTGCACCTCTCCAAAGCGGGCGATCATGTCGGTGACGGTGGCGTACATGGCAAAGTCTCCAGTGGGGAAAAGGCTGGCCCGAAGGCCAGCCCCGAAACGTTGGTCGATCAGCAGTAAATCCAGCGGCGGTAGTGCAGAGACTGCCCGCTGGTCAGCCAGCTTTCGCGGTAAATGTCCTTCAACTTGCCGATGACCTTGAAACCGGAGACCTTCGGTAGGGCGAGACGCGCCCAGAGGAAGGCCGCAGGCTTGGCCACAGCGTGGACAACGATGCGCACGAGATGGAGGGCGAAGACGACAGCGCCCTTGGCAAAGGTCGAAAAGGCCGTGAGGCAGGCGAAGAAAGCGAGGCTGAAATAACGTCGTGTCATGCGGTTTCCTCTTGGGTTGGCATCAGGGTTTTGCCGCTGTTTCCGATGGCCGAGCTTCGCACCATCGGAGGGCTTCGGGGCGATTGGTCCGGCGTGCTGATCCGGTCCTCCCGCTCCTCGCGGCGCTCCCGTCAGGGATTACTTTTTGGCGGTCTTTTTGCCTTCGCTGGCGTTGGCCTCGCCAGCGCCGCCCGCCTCGGTGCCGGACTGCTGGCTTTCGGAGTCGGTTGCCTGGACGGATTTCAGGGTGGCGATTTCGGCTTGAGCGGCCTGAAGCTTCTTGCCGAGGGTGTCGATTGTGTTGTCGTGTTCCGCCTTCGTGTCGGCGAGCTTTTCGGCGACGGCGTCGGCAACAGTCCTGTTGAAGCTGTCCTGAAGCTTCTGACGCTCGATCTCGACGCGGGCGGCCACGGCCGTCTCGATGTCGGCGCTTGAGACTTCGACCGCCTTGCCGGAGACTTCCTGGACGATGAAGGCAGGATCGGCGCGGAAAGCGTCAAGCTCGGTATCGGTCCATCGGCCGGGTTCATAGAGTGCCTGAGCAGGATGCTCGACACCGTTGCGGCGGATGCCCGGTTTCGAGCAGATGATCTGGATTTTGGACATGTGTGGTTCCTTGGCTTCGGGTTTCGGGAAAGCGGCGACGCGGCCGTTTTCCGGAAACCCGCCAGCAATCGGGAGGATGACTGCTGGCGGTGCGGTCGAGCGGCGGATCAGCGCCCGGCCGGTTACGCGAGATGCGGGATGACGACGACGCTTGCGGTCTTCGCCCAGACGTTGGTGTCACCACCGTTGATCAGGGCAGCTTCGACGATCTTGCGGGCCGTCGCTTCGAGTACGGGCGGCACGAGCAGCTTGACCGGTCGGATCGCCTGTATCTGTCCGTCTTTTCTACGGATGGACTGCATGGCGGTACGGGCGACATCATAGTTTTCCTGCGTCAGCTCGGCCTTCGACTTGTAGGCGAACTGCCACATGCCGAAACCCGCGTTGCCGCGTGTGTCGGCGCCCCAGATGTATTCGGCACGCCAGAAGACGTTCGGGTCCTTTTCGTCGAACATCTGGGTCAGTTTGATCTTCTTACGGTCCTGCCAGATCATCGGCTTGATGACCTGCGTATCGTCGATCAGGTACCAGGCCGGCTGCGCACCTGCGGTATAGTTCGACACCGAAATCTGGTTACCCTGCTCATTGTAGCCGGGATGGTCGGTATCGAAGTAATACTGTCCGTCATAGCAAGGGACGGTCTCGCCCTTCTTGAACAGAGGCCAAACGAGAGTATCGGGGAACGATTTGCCGTCCTGGCCGAATTGTGCGGCCATGGGTGTGAATATGCCGATCTGATCGTCTTCGATCTGTTTGCGCTTGATCTTGATCGTCTTCTCGAAGTCGCGGTTAACGATCTGATAGAGAGACGCACCCACATCATGGGCAACACGATCGCCGATCCATTCGCGGAAACCGGGCAAGTCGTCCAGGCGAGGATACTGATTGGCGAAGGTCGTAGACGTGACCGTCATGGCGATGGTCTCGTAAAACGCAGGTGTGGCGGCCATCGCCTGGTTAAAGATGGTCGAAAGCGAGGTGTAGATGCCCCGCAAATTGGAGATCGTGATATCCATCGTGGTTCCTTAGAGGGGCTTGAGCCAGACGCCGTCGGCGTCAATGGCATGGAGGATGCCGGCCGGTAGCAACGCGCCAGCAGCGAGCGTGAAGGTGTCATCGGCGGAGGCGTAAACGGTCTTGCCGATATCGGCGGCGGTGGCACCGGCCAGTGTGATGGCAGTGACATCCTTCTTCGCGTTGATCAGGCGGTCACCGGTCGCACCATCGCGGTTATCGACGTTTTCTTCCGCGAAACCGATCAGGGCGACGCAGGAGGCATGACCGGCCGGCACGGCCGCGAGCGCGGCGGTCACACCGATATAGGTGCCGCCGAAGATGCGGACGCCGGCGAGAACGGGATAACCATAGGCATCGCCGTTGCGGGTCTTGCGGCGAATGTCAGCGGTAGCTGCCATGTCACATGTCCTTTCCGAAGAGCGCTTTGTGCTCTTTCTTGAAGGCTTCCTGATCGACGCCCATCAGGGCAGCGACGGTAAGCTCATCACTGGTTGCGGTTTCACCCTCGGCGGGCGGCTGACGGTTGCCGAGCCCGCCGGCGTTGAGCGACGGCATGACCTTCAGCTCCGCTTCGACCTCGGCGGTGTTTTTCATGTGGCGAGAGATGAAGTGCTCACGCAGGGACGGTACGATCTGCATCTTGGCGATCGCGGCATCGATAACGGTGGTGGCCTTTTCCTTGGCGGAATCGGTGATCAGCGTTTCGACACGCGTATTGAGCGCCTTGACCTCGCTTTTCAGGGTGGCGTTTTCCTGTTCGATGCCGGTGGCCGGTTTCGTTTTCGCCTGAAGGGCGGTCACCAGCGCCTCAGCGCCGACAGTCACTTCGACGCCGGCGACTTCCGCCAGCTTCGACATCAGGGCCGCATGTGCGGTCTGGGCAGAGTGAGCTGCAGTGATGGCCGCAAGGATCGCGGCCTCGTCTGCGGTTTCCGGCAGGCCAAGCGCCTTCCGGAGAGCTTCCAAATCCATGGTGGTCTCCAAGTTTTGAGAGTGAAGAGATTTCAGGTTGAGGTTGGGATCGTTGGTCAGCGCCACGCGCAGCAGCTTGTGAACCGCAAAAGGTGCCTTGGCGCTGTGGGTGAAAACCGGGGAAATGTAGCCATAGGCTTTGCCCTGCATCATCGCGAGGCCGTCAGGCGTCCACTCAACCTTTGCCCAGACACCATCGTCACGGCGCTCAAGCGCGGTAAGCCAGCCACGTGCGGGCGCGGAAAAACCCTGCTTTGCCGCAAGGTCGGTCGAATGGTTTTCATCGACCGGCAGCTTCTTGCCCTCGGCATTGAATGCCAAGATCAGCGCGTCGGCATTGTCCAGGACATAAGGGCCGCGACCATCGACGCCGGAAAAGCGGCCGATCGGCAGGACGTGCAGCCATTCGGGCACCACGGCGGCCGATTGCAGGGCGACAATATGGGTCGAGACCGGTACAGCCGACGCCGAATGAAGTGCAACAACAGTGGTCGAGATCAGGTTTCGCATGGTCCGGATATGCCATGCGGGCAAAATTCAATTCATGCCTGCGCCTGCGGGCGGGCCTGAAGAAGCGAGAATTTCAGCGGGAGGAATAGCGGTCCACAAAACCAAAGACGGTTTCGGCGATCATCGCTTCGTCATCCGACGATATACCGAGGAAGGGCCGTGCGGGCAAGGTAACACTGTCGGCTTTGATAAGGTTCCCGCCGATCCGGAACCGAAGGTGCGTTGCCCGGACAGGCACGATTGTCACGCCAAACTGGTGAGCAGCCGCATAAATGACATCGGTGCCCACCTGCACCTCGTCACTGCTGGCCTGGGCGTTGATGCTGTTCCGCAGCCGACCGCTTTCCGTCAGGATGCGGGAATTGCGCTTGTCCTCGGCATATCCCGTGTTCAACGACTGCCACGCCTGGCCGTCCGGATCGGTCTGGGTGACGAAGCGCATATGCGTCGAGCCGACAAGGCCAACGCCGATCGCGCGCATGACGGGCGTCGTGTTCGTCATCAGGCCTTCGAGCTGGCGAAAGCCGCGCCGGACTTCTGAATCGAGAACCTGTGCCGTGATCGAGACCGATGCGCCGCTCATCCCGTAAACCTCACTGCCAGCCGGAGCCGAATGCGTCGGTCAGATCAGAGCGGCTGACGCGCTGAAGCGATGTCATGTAAATCGTCTTCCTATCGGCTTTGATGACAATATCGACATCGGCCCGGTAGATGACGCCATCATGTTCGCCGACGAAGGCCGGCCGCCCACGGTTATCGCGCAGCAGCTTGCCGGACTGGACGAGCTGGCCGGGGATAACACCGATTGCGTCGGGCGTCAGAGCTTCAGCAACTTGCGCCTGGCTGCGGATGGTGTCGGCCGTCAGGCGAATTTCCGTGCCGGCGGCGACATCGAGGACGGCAGCCGCTGCCTTGTTCGCCGTCGCAACCGGCGTCCAGGCACCATCAGGCCATTTGCCCTTCAGCGCCGATTGAACGAAGGCTGCGACCTGCACCTGGTCGGCGCTGACTGCCTTTGGACCAGGTGCGGTTTGCGTCAACCAGGCAGCGCCCGGATTGTACGCGAAGGACGGATCGATGCCCCGCGGCTGATCACTGCCGAGCTGATCAAGGTTGGGAGGGGTGTCGGGCTTGGATTTGCCCAGGCGGCGAAGACCAGGACGAGACACGGGCGTGACGAAGCAACCGCACCGGTAGCCGTTCGGCGGGTACATTTTCGCCCAGACCGGATCGGTGGCTTCGTAGCATTCGCCGTCCCATGCCTTGTGCTCCAGACGCGGATGCAGCGCGCCCGAATGATTGTACATCCAGTAGGGAAACGCTTCGAGCGTATCCGGGTCGCTCATCTGGGCGTAGCGGCCGGCTGCGTAGGCGGTGCTGAGATTGGTTTCGAAGATGATGCGGGAACGCCAGCCGCGCGAACCATTGTACTGCCAGCCATGGCGCGCGACGATCGCATCGAAGTCGGCGCGGAAATCTTCGAGCGTCAGGCCCTGTTCAGCGGCCTTGACGATCGCCGCCTGAAAATCCTCGACCAGCGCCTTTTTGTTTGCGCCGGCCACCATGAACATCTTCGAATGGGCCGCGTCCCAGACATCGCGATGGCTTTCTGTCGGGACGGCGGTTTTCTGGCGAAGGAAGTCGATCGCCTCATCAAACGGCAGACTGATAGCGCCCACGGTCGTCGCCATCAGAGCAACGACCAACGGCTTAAAAATTGAAGGCGGTTTAAAGGCCGTGGAAGCGTTTTTCGGGCCGGAAGCTACGGATGCCGCAAAAAGCCCCCTGAAGCGCACCAGCGGGCCTCCTGTCATGACTGCCTCCTGAGGTCATCGATGAGCGCAGCCTGCCCAATCAGGTGCGCCATCGTCATGCCGCGCGCCATGGCTTCCGCGAGATCCTCGGCCGACAATTTGAGATCCGCGAGTTTGCGCGCCGCCTCGCGAAGGTCCGTGGCCGAAAACAGGATATCGCGGACTTCATCGATCATGCCGTCCATGGCGGCCGCCGCGTCCTTCTCCAGCCGGTCGGTCAGCTTTTCGAGCAGGTCCGGTTCCTCGCGGGAATGCGCCGAGGCAAAGAGCCGATCGAGGCTTTGCTTTGCGGTCAGCGGTTTTTTCTCTGTCTTGTCCTCGGGCGGAACGACCGCCTCACGTCCGCCGACCAACTCGGCACCCGTCGCGGGAGTGGGAATGCCGAGGCGGTCACGGAGAAAGCTGGCCTCGGCCGTCAAGCCATGCTTGGCGAGCTTGTCGAAAGCTTCGGAGAATTCATTCAGCGGCACTTCATCCGGACGGCCGATGTGGATTGTCGGATATTCATCCTGGGGGCCGAAGTTGAAGGCGATGATATTAGGGACGAGTTGCGCATTGAGCGTGTCGGAAGCGTCGAGCGCGTCGGACCGTTCAATGTCTTCCTGGACGAGGCGATGTTCCTTGGAGACGGCATGGCCACCCGCGACCGCGTCCGTCGTCGTCGTCTGGCCGAGGATCAGCTTGGATGTTTCGCGATTGTACCAGTCCGCCCGCTTTTCAAACATGTCCGTCGAGCTGCTCTTCGAGCCGACCTCGTGGAACTCGATCAGCATCTCGCGCGGGATGATGGCGGCGCAGTCGCCGGCGATGCCAGACACAGCCCGCCACAGAACATCTTTTTCCTGTTCGGTCGCGCCCCGGCCATACTTGCCGATACGGATCGGCTGGCCGTAGTTCTGAATGAACACCGCCCAGTCTTTCACGGTGAAGCTCTTGAACATCCAAAGCCAGACGGCAACGCGGGCAATGCCGGATCGGATGGTCAGGCCGGATTTCGCCTTGGAGCGATGGACAACGAACTTGTGCGGAGTGAGCGGCTCACCGGCAACACCCTCGCGCAGCAGCAAGGTTTCACCGTCCGTGCGGTCAAAGGTGAACCAGCGCTGTGTCCGCCAGACCAGCGCCCGAGGCAGAATGCTGCCGCCCTTGTGGTGCCAATCCACCTCCATGACGGAAATGCCCTTGCCGATCGCATCGAGCATGTCGAAGAGGCCGGAGCGCAGCACGCCGGTCTTTAGCCACTCACGCAGGAACTCGGCATGCTTCTTGTGTTCCGGGCTATCCGACGCGGGCGTGACAGTGATCGGCAACTGAGAGACCGATCGGCGGCGCGTGGCGAGCTGCGCGAGATAATGGCTATCGCGTTCCTCGATGTCCTCGGCCAGCTCGAAATAGGCTTCCACCTCGCCTTGGTCAGCTGCGCGCAGAATGGACGCGAGTTTCATCGGCGTCATGCCATCGGCCGGGTGACCGGAAATCCACTGGCGGACACCGCCCACCTGTGCGCCGGCAACTTCTTCTTCCAGTTCAGCAACGCTGACGACCTTGCCGTCCTGATCCTTCATGGAGCTGGCGAGGTGACGAGAAATCTTCTGCTTTTTCTTTTTCGCCATCAGAGCGATCCTCTCAGGTAAACATCGACGGACCCGCCACGGCGGTCATCGTCATGCATCGGCGGGCCGCCGTTGTGGCCCTGCATGGAGTTGGCAGGCTTGCGGTTGCTGTCGTATCCGTAGGCGATTGCGTCCTGGGTGGAAGCGAACCAGGCGAGCGCCCCGGCCGGCGCGGTATCGCCGTGGCGATCGTAGCCGTCCGCGCCCTTGGTCGAATGTTCGTCCGGAACCTTGATGATGCCGTTGACATAGGCGAGCGCCTGATGGTCGGCGATAACATCAGGGTCGTTCGGAAAGAGAACGGTCTTGTCAACGAACGCCTCGATGTAGCCGGGCATGTTGGCGGCGTACCACTTGGCGGACAGCATCACTTCATGGATGCATTCCCCCCAGCGCTGGCGGGCCTTTTCGGCAAGGTACTGGCCATTGCCACGGGCATCGAGCGCGCCGCCGACCAGACGCGGCAGGGCATCACCAACATAAAAGAGAATGTCTCGTTGCTGATCGAACGGTATGTTCTTCAACTCGACGATCAGGCGGGCGCGGCGGATTTCGTTGGCCCCAATCTCGAAGACGACGATCGCCGTTTTGTCGCCCGAACGTGCGAAGTCAACGCCAAAACAATGTTCGCGGTCCTTGTCGAGCCGGTCTAAAAGCGGCTTCAAGACGCCTTCACAGAACTCTTCAGCCTGCTCGGCACGCTCGAAATCGTCGAGGTTCTTGAAGTCGTCCGGCCGGTCCCAACGCACCACGGCCGGCAGATCGGCGCTCATGCAGCGCTCGATCAGGACACGGGTAAGTGCAGCCCCTTCCGATTCGGCGGGGATCGCGTCCAGCTCCTGGCGCATCTTGGCAGTGCGGCTACCGTAGGATTTGCGGATTTTCGCTTCCCAGGCGTTTTCTTTTTCCTGCGACCATTCCTCGCCTTTTATCAGGCAGACGCGTTTGAACAGGCCGTTCGCAACCGCATGAGCGAACGAAAACTTGTGAATGTTGAACCCGTTCTTGCCCGCCCGGCCTTCCTTGACGAACTCGTTAAAGGGATTGCTGATGCCGTTGTGCGAGGAAATGACACGTATCTTACCGCCCCAGATCAGGAGCGCGTTGACCGCGTCGATCACGTCATGGACATTGCTGTGGAACGCGGCCTCATCGATACAGACGACGCCCTGAAGACCACGGATGTTTTCCGGCCGTGATGACAGCGCCTCGATGCGGAAGCCGGATGCAAAGCGGATGATGAAGCTGGAAATTGCGTTCGTGGAACCATCTTTGCGTTGATCGAAGAATATGCCGTCCTCGATCGCCAACATCTCATTCGCAACGGTTCTGGCAAAATGCGCTGCATAACCGATGAACTCGCGCCCCTTTGGTTTGCTGTCTGGGATGTAGAAGCAGTTTTGCCCACCAGCCGATCGGCGGGCGGCTGCAATCAGGGTGTGATCCAGCGCCTCGGCAAAGGTGATGCCGGTACGGCGGCCCTTCTCGCAGCCCTTGAGGTCACTATCGTCGGCGAGCCACTCCGACTGGTGATCCATGAGAACACCATCGGCCAAAGGGTCGAGATCGTCCGGAATGTCGGCACCACGAGGCAATTCGTCCGGCAAATAGGCCGGATCGATCGGAAGCACTGGCGGGTCGCGCCATTCGCCATGAGGGAGCTTTTTGGGTTCGGCCTCACTCAAGGCGGGTCTCCATGCACGCAAGACCGGTCCCTTTGCAGGACCGGCAATCGTTCTTCAGGTCATAGACGGTGCTGGAAATGCTGCCGTCGCGTCGGCGGTTGATCCGCCTGATGGCCCGCCCCGTGCCATCGCACCTGGTGCAGCGGTCTTTTGGAAGGGTGACGGTCATTGCTGGCCATCCTTCTTCTCGGTGTCCGGAGACACTTCAGGAACGGATTTCGCCTTCGGCCGCACGCCGAGGAAGTCACGACGGGCGCGGGCGATAGCCTCTTTCGAAATGCCGGGTTCATTGGAAAGCACGTCCAGCGCCTGTTCCGCCTTGGCCTTCATGTCGGCCTCAATGCGGCGAACCTTCTCTTCAGCTTCCAGCTTCAGGCGACGGTTCGATGATGCGACCTGGGCGGCCGAGGCAGCGCGCAGCGCGTTCGCCAGTTCCATGGCTCCCTTAGGTGAAATGCCTGCATCACCCGCCGATTGCAGCAGTTCGAAAATCAGCGTCTTGATCGCCTCGGCCGCGATCAGGGTCAGATCGTCGGAACCGGCCGCGTCCATTCGCTCGGAAATTGTGGCGGCAATCTCGCGCGTCTGTTCTAGCCGGCGCGTCATCTGTGACAGCCGGATGGCAAAGCGGTTGAACGCGGAAAAAGACGGGATGTCGAAATCGAGACCGATTTCGCCCTGGAGCGCGATCAGCTTCGTTTTCCACTCGGCGTAAATGTCGAGCTGGCTGCGATCACGGTCGGCAAGTTCCTGCGATGCCCAGGAGATCGCGTCGCTGCATTCCTCGGGCAGAAGATCGATTGCTGAAAGTCGGCCGCGTGCTTTTGCCATGTCAGGCACCCACGCGCGACGGACGCTTCACGCCCTCGATGGCGGACTGGCGATCGACATGGCGACGGCCGAGATCAGTCAAGGAAGCAATCTTGATGCTTCCAGCGCTGACGACGACAACCGCGCCCATCGTCTCCAGATACTCGATCTGCTGATGCACCCAGGGCCGTTCCTGGTTGATGCCAAAATTGGCAAGAACCGGTTCAAGCATGGAGCTGCTCAGGCTCTCATTCACCTGTTCCGCCAAGGCCCTCAAGATGATGAGCCGCGCTTCCTCGCGCATGATTTTCATATAGTCGATGCCGATGCTCATGGTTTGGCTGCCGTTTCCACTAATAGTTGGTTCATTCTCTCGTTCGTGGCCTTGATGGGCTTGAGGGTCTCGTTCAGCGTGTCAAGACGCCCGTTCACCTTTTCGAGGGCAAGCTCCAGACGGTGCTGGCTTTCCCGATCCGGCAGATGGCGCATTTCCCCTTCGATTGCCTGGATGCGGCGATCGTGGCTTATCAGCTTGGTCTCATGGGCTTCGATGTCTTTGCCCAAAAGCGCGATCTCATCGCGACCACTCTTGATGTCAGCCTCAAGTTTCTTTTCGCCACTGGAGAAAAACCCTTTGAGGTGACCAAGGAGAGCCACACTGGAAAGAACCAGTGTCAGCCAGGGAATGATTTCGGTCGGCGTCATCGGCGGGCCTTCTCAAACTTCGTCTGACAGACGATGCAGCGGGTGGCGGACGGCAAGGCGATGCGGCGTTCGCGGGCAATGTCGTTCCCACAATCCTCACATTCCAGCGTGCCAGGCGTGCGCAATGCCCGCGACGCGGCGGCGATACCTGCCTCGCGTTCCTGTTCAGTCCGTTCGGCGGCTAGATCGAAAGCGGCGTTTCCACCGAAATTCATGGTGAGGTCTCCGGCATGTTGTCGATCGCCGCGACGGCAGCAGCTCGGCGCGCATCACAGGATAGGATTTCGGTTCGGTCAGCACTCCAGCGGGTCGCGACCTCGCGCTGGGAAAGGTCACGATCGGGTAGATCGCCAACCACGCAGGGCACACGGGACGCGGGCGGCACGGCGGGCTTGACGGTGCGAAGCACGAGAGGAGCCTTGCTTTCAGTGGGGGAGCAAGCGGACGCGATCACGGCCAAGGCCGCAATCATCGCCATTCGGCAAAGCCGCATTCTGTGTCTCCAGTTCTTCATTTCGCGCTCGCAGCGCATCGATCTTGGCGGAAGTGCTGCGCTCCAGGTCGAGCGCATAACGGGCTTGAGCCGCCTCGGCGTTGGCGGCTTTGGTGTTGACGGTCTCGATCGCGGCCGTCCAACGGGCATCGTTCTCGGATTTCGTTCTGCTGACGGCGCGTTCCACCATGCTGTTGACGGTGGCGATGGTGAGCCATCCGAGGAAAAGGGCAGCTCCGATCAGGAGCAGCACGATGATGACAGGCCTTGCCGCCTTCGTTAGCCAGGCTGAAATCATCGTGCAGGCTCCGACATGTCTTCCGGCTGGTCTCGGGGCATATAGGGAGGTTGTGAAGGCGGAACGTTTTCGTTTTGGGCGGCGGCCTCAAAATCCTTGCTACCGTAGTGGCGATGGACGCCGAGCATGGCTGCGATCAGCGTCAGCAGGGATGGCAGGGCTATAGTCGCCATGCCGGTTGCCTGGGAAGAACCAGCGAGTGCGCCAGCAATGAGAAGATAAACGCCGCCCCACGAGGCCCAGAAGGAACCCCACAGATAGCGTTTCGAAGTGCCGTAGGTCGGTTTCATCGGCGTCAGGCCTCGCTCTTCGCGACCGGCGCGCCGGTGCTAGAAAGCTCGACCTTGCCGGCGATCGGCGCATTGGCGGTCTTCGGCCAGCGGACGCCAGCGCTCACGAGGCGGCTTTTGTCCACCCGCGTGATCGAAACGGAATTGTCCTGATTGCCCCCGAGGACGTGATAGTGCGTCCGGTCCTCGCCAACGTAAAAGCCGACATGTCCGCCGCCCTTCCGCTCGAAAACGAGGATCGCACCGCGCGCAACCCGGCTTTCGACGCCGAACTTCTTCCAGTTCAAAGCGCCGAGCGGATTGGCCAGCAGCGGCTCTTTCGGAAGCGTGTTGGAAATCATGCTGCCCACAAATAGGCCGCACCACGGAATATCGTCGTCGGTATAGAAGCCGGCGATCCAGCCGCCGAACTTCTCGGCCCAGCCCATGATGGTGCCGTTGGATTTCGGGCCGGGAATTTCCTTCAGGCCAATATAGCGGCGCGCCTCACGCATCCACACCGGCTCGGCTAGCACGGGCACCTTCTCGTAGGTAACGAGATTGCTGTTCGGGTTTTTGCTCTGCACCTTGCGGAGCGCATCAATGGTGGCCTGATCGGCGCGGCCGGTAATCGGCAGGTCGTAAGCGCCCTGGAAGCGTTCAAGCGCTGCGATCACTTCGCGGCCATGCACGCCGTCCATTGTTCCGCCGTAAGCGCCGGCAACGCGAAGGCGAGAGATCAGCCATTCATCAAAGGTCTGGGTGGTCAAGGAAAGCCCCGTCATGATGGCAACTGGCGGAGATCGCTCGGGCCGATATGGGGGCAAATTAGAGTTTGGGCCTGAAACAAATCAGGCCCGCCGTGGCGGGCGGGCCTTTAAAACATTTCCATCTGGCGAGGGTCTGTCTTTCGCCTGGACTTGAGCGGTTCCCGTTTTCGGGCGCGCTTCAAAAGTCTTTCAACACCGCTTTCGGTCAAACCGAGCCTTTTAGCGATATCGCGGTTGCTCATTTCGGCATCGACATAACGACGGGCGCGAAACTCGCGTGCCAGAGGCACTCTTATATATCCGCCCGGATAGGCTTTGGCTAGACGGTATGCAGCATCAACGCCAATCGTCGAAGGAAGTTCACTGCGCTCGGGATCGGCAGGAACATAAAGCCTGACGCCGGCATGCGCTTCGACCAGGAAGAAGAAGCCGTCCTCGCCAAGCGTCGATAACAGATCAAGGGTGAGATCATCGGCCACGGGTAATCCTGTTCGAAATGATGAGCTGCTCTTCGGTCAGCGCCCGCAGGCGTGCTTCCAGCTCGATACGTCGGTGTGAAAAGCGCGGCAGCTTGGCGATCCTTTCCGCCAGCTGGTCACGCCGGTTTTGAAGAACATCGATCTCCCGCTGGTCCGGCCAGCCAAAGAGCGGCATGCCATTGTGGGGAGCGATGTTCCCGGTCATCACTTTTGCGCCTTCTTCTGGCGGCGAACCTGCGGCCCGAAATGGTTCATGACCGTGATCCACTCGCCATCGCTCAAATTCCGGTGGCTGATGCTTTCATTGGTGATGTGTGTAACGGCCTGCCAGAATGCGTTCGGCTCGGCCGGATGCAGGATCGCCCACTGTGCGCGGGCGATCTTGTAACCGGGGCTTTTCTCGTAAGGCTCACAAGGCATCCGATCAGCCCAGGCGACGCCGACGCGCGCAAGCATGCCCTTTAGCGCCTCAACGACGCTGGCGCCGTCGCTCGCTGTATGGACAAAACGCATGTCGGAAATGTCCGGCAGCTGCCGGCCCATGGCGAAGGCTTCCAAGGCGCTGTCACGGCGATCGTCGATGACGCCGAGATTGTAGCAGGCGATCCAGAGCGCCCGCATCTTCGGCAGGTACTTTCCGGAAAGCCTGTGCTTGCCGTCGCGGCCGTCTTGGCGAACCGGGGCGGGTCGCGTCACAGTTCCGCGAAAGTTGACCAGGACCTTCTGGCGCTCGACTTCCGTCATGTCCTTGATGGATGTTTTGCCGGTCAGAATGTGCAGCTTGGCGCGATAGGTGTCATCGTCCAGGCCGAGTTTCTTCTGCTCGATCTTGATGGCGGCAATGGTCTTGCTCATTTCGACATCCTCTGCGCTGCGTGGGCTGCGATGTCGGTAAGGCAGAACTCGGAAGAGCGGCTTTCGTCCTCTTCCTCGGTCACGACTAGGACGAACATCTTGCCGTCCTTCGCGTGAACAAAATGACCGTCCTTCAGGAATGCGTCGATCAGCGCCGTCAGCAGCTGGTCGGGTTCAAATGTCCTCGGCATCGTAAGCCTCGCTGATTTCGGTGGTCGTGAAGGTGGCTTTGAAAACCGGGATGAAGAAACGCACGTAGACGAACTGGACGGACCAGCCGCGCGATTGCGCCTTTTCCCAAGTCTCGCGTTTGCGGTATTTGGATGCGATCGCCTTGGCGGCGGTCTCGCTCCAAGTTTTCGGCTGAAGCTTTCCGGAGGGAGAGCAGAGCACATGGCCTTTGGTGAAGGCCGCGGGGATTTGGCGCTTACTCGTCATGGGCGACAAACTCCAGTTCCGCCGGATGGCAATTGCTGTAGGGCTTGTCCCCCTGGAAATGAACTTTGACGTAGTGCTGATGCTCGCGGCCTTCAGGCATGATTCTGCCATAGCGGGCGGTCACCGTGTGCCGGACGAGCCGGTTCACGGTGATCTCGACACCGTAGTAATTGCGGATGTAAGCGTAGCTCACGATGCCCTCCCCAGAGCCCGCCTTTTCAAAAGATGGGGAAAGTGCGACGTACAGGTTATCGGAACTTGGGGGGTACTCGAATGAATGAAACGCAAAAGGGATGGCTGCTGTTTTCGAGCAGCTTGACCTTCATGGCTGTAGTGCTTTTCACTCTTTTCTGGATCACAAAAGGGGAGGCGGACGGCGCAAAGAGATTCATATATGACTACCAGACTCTTATAACGGGCATCGCCGCTGTTTTCGCCGCTGGCGTTACGGTCCGCCAGATGATCACTAGCGATAAAAAGCAGGATAAACGTCATCAGGAAGGGATGGCGTTCGCTATGAGAGGTGAAATGCGCCGAATGGACCGGGGACTGCACCCGCAACTCCAAGACCTCGAAACAGTCGCGCAGCGGATGAACAAGCTGAACTTCGATCCAACCATTTATATTGATCAGCCCGATCCCTACTACAAATGGTTTCACGAAATCGTGCCGCCCCTGCAGCCGATCGCCACCGACATCGTCGCGATTGTAGAAAGGCAAGCAATTCGCGATGCTGCTGAGTTCTTTGACGGCAATCTCTTGATTGCCTTCGAATCCGCGCGGGAAAATGCACTGAAAGTTCAGAAGTACATCGCGTTGCACTTGGACGCCCACAATATTTCCGACATTGCCAGCGCAAACGCGTTCCATCGATATGAGCAAGAGATTTGGCCTGAGGTCGGAGCGTACAGGGTGGAGCAAACGGCAGAGTTCAGGAGCCGTATCTGGATGCTCATAAGGGAGCTGAAGCGAGCAGCCGCTGAACTTGACGGATTGAAGTCTCGGTTCAAAATCGACTGATCGGAACGGTCCTGTTCGACGAAATTTCATTCCATCCTCACGCGTCAGCGATATTGAGGGAAATGCGGACCCACTCCGCATCGTGCGATTCCCGGAAGCTGAAATGCAGGTACTCTTTCGAGCCGATTACCCGCACGGCGGCATTGATCGCCTCCATCGCATTGATCCAACGCGGATCATCGCTTTCGATCTTGAACAGTTCGAACACTGCATCCTTGCTGATCTTGCCGGCCTGATCGACATTGAAGGCACGGGTGACGAGGCCACGGATTTCGGCACGGCCGTCTTCCGTCCATTCGTTCAGGCATTCGTCGATCAGTCCCTTGGCCACCTGCAGCTGCGGTCCGAACTCGATCAGCTTGTTCACCCGGGTCTCTACGGACATCAGCCCATCGATCGTGCGGTATTTCTGGTTTCCGGCTCCGGCGCGACCGCGTTTGACAAGCCCGTATTTAGCCTCAAGGTTACGGTCGAACTCGGCGATATCGGCGCGAGTATGCTTCTTGAACCGGCCCAGCTCGGCCGAGAGCGTCTTGGCAAAACCGATGATCTTGCGGACCATCTGGTCTTCAAGGAAGGTCTCGGGCTTAACCAGCGCGAGAGGCGTCAGGCCACCGTCCGCGTTGGTGACATATTCCTTGCCGTTGACGATGGTGATGCCGGCTGCGGCCTTTTCTTCCAGAATTACAGCTTCCATGGTTTTGAACCTCATAAATTAATGTGAAAGGGGATCAGGCCGCGTCGCCGCCGGACGGCGCGGAAGGTGCGGGGGAATTGAAGGGCTTGGGACGGAACTGGACGACGTTGCCGCCGTCCTCGGTGTCGGGCCGCATCAGCTGGAGAACCTCAGCCGTCACGGCGGTCATGTCGGAAATCAGCTTCAGCCGATCCTCGAAGGCGCGGCGGTTCCATTCCGCGCACGACCAAGCGTTTTCGAGATTGCGGGCATGATCGGCAATCTTGCCAACGCTCATCACCAGCCTCGACGACATGGCGCGGTCGAGGTGAATATGGCCCTTATCGGCCAACTCCGCATTGAGGCCGCGATAAAGCTCACGCAGGAGATCGGAGACGCATTCAGGCTTCGCCGTCATTCTTCTTTCCTCCAAAGTTCGGGCGGATGATGTTGCCTTCGGCCGTTTTCAGAAGGCTGGTGAGTTCGCCGGTGGCGAGCTGTTCGGCGGTTTTGGCGAGCAGCTTTCCGGCCTCGCTGTCGCGCAGAATGGAAAGCTCCAGCTCAAGATGACCGGCCTGCTGTGAAAGAGCGCGAAGGGTTTTCAGGACGGTCTGGGCGGAACGTGCATCCAGCTCCAGCTTTTCGTCCGGCTTCATCTTTCCGGCTTCTGCGAAGATGCCGGCGAGATACTCCAGATGAGTTTTCAGGGAGGGAGCCACCGATGTCATAGGCTGTCTCCCATGTCGCGGTTCTTCCAGGCGGCCTGAAGATGCTCCAGGCGAACGCCTTCCTCGCCGTCGCCGATAGCGAGCATGGAGGCGGCTTTCATGGTGCGATCGATCTGGCGCAGCGCGCCCGGCTTGCTGGCAATGCCTTTCAGAAAGGTGGCGCAATCGGTCCCTTCCTGAACGCCCCACGCCTTGATGAGGATTGCAGCGTCCGCAGCCGGATCGCGCACAGTGCGAACCTGTCTGTCAAATCGGGAAAGCACCTGTGCGCGGCTGGCAATTGAACGACCGAGGTCCTTCACAAAAGCTGTGGCCGTGTCCTCGTTGCCGAGAAGAGCGACGCCGCACTGGTCGTTATCGACGAAGTGCCGAAGCTGGTTGATGGCATCCGGAACCGCGTTCTGCGCTTCGTCGATGACGAGCAGGGAACCTTCGCCGACACGCTTCAGCTTGGCGCCGAGTGCTCGGACGAACTTCGCGGGATTATGCTCTTGAACTTCCAGTGCACCACATAACTCGACCAGCATTCCGTGAACTGTCTTGGTGCTCGGGCTGAGCGTGGCCATGAACACATGAGGGCGGGTTGCCGCGAAATGCTTGGCGGCGGCAGTTTTTCCGGAGCCGGCGGGCAGCGTGACGCGGATGAAACCGGATGTCACTTGGGCGAACAGGAGCGCGTTATACACGTCCTGGCCAACGGTGGTCCGCTGGAAAGGCGGCGACACTGGCATGATGGCGGCCATGTTCTGGCTTGCATCGAGCGCATCGAGCCAGTTGGCCATCTGCTGGTTGATGTTCGACAGAAGGCCGAGGTACTTGCCGCTGAACCACGGCGAGAACGTGCCGTCAGGGACACCGGAGCGACGGGACACTTCGGCTTTGGACCAGCCATAGTTCGTGGCTGCGTCCAAGGTTCGAGCCGCAAGCTTACGCCATTCGGCAACGTCAGAAGCCGGATGCTTGGCGTTAAACTCGATCGTCGGTTGAGACTGTTCCCACACGCTATTTGTGTTGGTCGTCTTTTTCATGCTAAGGTTCCTTTGTTCAATTGTGGGGCGGCCTTTGGGTCGCTCATTTTTTTTCGCCCTGTTGGACTGGAACCGTACTCAGTACTTTTCGGCTCTTCTCTTGCGGGCAGGCTTGCCGCCTGCCTCGGTATTCCCCGTGGGGAATTGGATGATTGCGCTTTCGCCGCCCGCCACTCTGGCGAGGCCACGCGCAAAACTGTCTTCGAATTGATCGGCGCTGACCGTCTCGACCGGCGCATGTGCGAGGTTGCCGGTGACGAGGCGCGTGACGACGGAACGAACCGGCGTCTGCGGACGCTTCGCGGCCTCGGCCTTCCGGCCCTTCTCCATGATCTCGCCAAGCTGCATCGGTGAGAGCGCCGCATTGCTCTTGGCCACCGCCTGAAGGTTCTTGACGTGCGTCTTGCGTGCCTTCTCCTGGCGACGGGCAGCGCCCGTATCGGCAAAGCCGGTTTTAACCAGGCAGTCGGCATCACAAAGGAAGCGGCCTTCCGGGTCGTAGACCTTGACCGGCTTATGCAGGTCGGCCGGGTCGAACCGAACCGTCAGCTTCTTGCCGATCCACTCATTAAGCACAGCGTTCCAGTAACGGTTGCCGTGCATGTGGATCGCGCCGTCCGGCTTGCGCGCTGTGATGGCGACGGCCGAGAGCATCCAAAGCGAACGCTGCGCCATGCTGGCATAACGAACGATCGTGGACGGCTCGGCGATCGACGCGTCGAACGTCTGCGCGAAACTCCGGCCGTGAGCGGTTTCCGTGGTTCGGTTCAGCCGGTGATTATGCTCGTCAACGCATTGCGCGACATGACGCTGGAGCGTTTCGAGCGGAACCGCGCTGTTGCCGTAGTTTTCCGGCTTCGCGTCGGGCTTGTTGCCGGTATAGCAACCGGACATGGACGGATGCTTTGAGATTTCCTCGGCGAGATCGCGCCATGCGCGTTCGATCGGCTTAGACTGGCCGGATCGCGGCTTCACGAAATGCGGCTCGATATCGAGGGTCTTCAGGAGGCCGGCAACATCGTCCTCATTGACCTTGAAGCGGTGGCGGGTCTTTGCGCCGCCCGAAATCATCTTGCCCGCAAAGGCACGGCCGTTGTCCATATAAATGTGATAGGGCAGCATGCCGTCATGGTTCTCGATCATCGAACCGATGCAGGTGCGGACGGCCTCCCACGTCTCGGCCTCGGCCAGCGTCCACGAGAGCACCTTGCGCGAATAGACATCCTGAATGCCGATCAGGATCACGCGGACCGGCGTTTCCGACCACGGTGCCCGAACGAACAGGTCGAGCTGGTGACCATCCGTGTTGACGATTTCCATCGCATGCAGATGAGCCACCGTGCGCTTCTGCGCGGGGAAAAGCTGCTTTGCCTTGTCTTTGCCCTCGCGGGCGATGATCTGCGCGGCCTTCGGAACTTCCGCGTCCAAGCGGCGGCGCAAGGAGCGCTCCGAAGGTATCGGTGACAGGTTCTGGTCGCGGGCCACCATCATCATGCGACGATAGCAGGCGCTAAACGACGGGCGCTCCGGCCGCAGGAAGTCGGATTTCAGGATTTTCCACGCCTCGGGGTGGCAGGGGGTGACTTCGGCGACTTCGCCGCTTCCGCTGCCTGAAAAAGATGGGGCGAGGGCGGCAAGCCAGTCCTGGCGGGAATGACCTTCGACCATCTTGCGCCACTCGTAATAAGTCGCCGGCACGATGTCTGCCCTGCGGGTGACGTGGGCGACGGCATGTTTCATGCTGATGCCCGAGGCTCGCAGTTCCTCGACTTCCGTCAGGACGGAAAAGCGGGTTTTGCAGATTGCCTTATGGGTGTCAGGAAGGGCCTCAAAACGGTCCCAAAGCACCTTTGAGAGCTTCGTTGGGCGCGGATCGGTTGGCTCCGCATTGAGGAATGCAATCTTCGCCTGGGCCACCGATGGCAGGAAAGAGAAATGGTACTCATACCCGCCGCCTTGTCCGGCCTTCGGGCGGGATTTCACGGTGGAACGCACGCCAGAGCGAGCGATAAACAACTCGATGCCTTTGCGCGACTGCGGCATACCGGGAAGCGCTGCTTCAGCTAGTTCGGCGGACGTGAACCATTCTTTCTTCATTTGCGCACCCGACGAATGTGTACCGGCGTCGCCTGAAGAACTTTCAGTTCCTGGGCGAGCTTCCTTTGCTCCTGGCGGATGCGGGACATTTCCGCGAGGCGGGCTTCATCACCTTCGAGCAGCAACAGGCCGTCATCGGAAACAACGACATCCCAAAGCCAGAAGGCATTGGTAGCGCGAACGAATGCCTTGAAACGCGGCATGCTGATATCGTGGGCGGTCTTGCTTTCGGCGGTGTAGCTATCGAGAGCCGACTTCGAGACCTTGTCGAGGCCGAGGTAATAGGCCATGCGCGCCGCGATGGTGTCGCGGTCGTACTGGCATTCTCTGATGGCGCGGGCCATTTCACGTTTCAGGGTCGAACGGAATCGGTCGATGTCGAGACGTTCCGATGCAGAGCGCACCGGAAAAACCGTCTCTTTAAAAAAGTCCATCTGGTTGGGATCGCGTCTCGTGCTCATGCTGCCTCCTCGCGGATCGCAGCCATGAGGGCATCCGGCGTGTTGGACATGCCGATGTGCTCAAGGAAGCTATCGCGTGTTTCTTCGCTCGCCTCGTCCCAGGCGGCGATCAGTTTGGTGAGGATGATGGATTGAGAAGGGGCGGGCGGCGTGGTGACCAGAGCCGGGGGTTTGGTGAAAGCCAAAACCTTCTTCACATCCGGGGTGTGCTTCAGAGCGCCAGCCACCGCGACCTGATCTTCGCGAGGGAGTTTTGCCAGAGCGAGAAGCTGTGACTGATCGTTCTCCGCTGTGGTGCCGCGCACCGCCTGCCTCAGCACCGGATCAAGGTTTTGCCCAATGCGCGACACAAGCTTATATGTCTCAGCGCCGAAGCCAAAACGCTCCTGAACCTTTTCGGACAGTGCCCGACCCTTGGCGAAAACAGGGTAATCGTTACCCTGTTTTTCGGGTCTGCCGCCCTTCGGATTAATCTTCCCGTGCTTTTCCTCCCACAGTTCGCGGTACTTCATGACGAAGATTGCGCGGTCGAGTGCGTTCAACTCGTTGCGGTAGAGGTTCTCGGAGATTTCGAGCAGTTGCGCCTCGACGGCGTCAGCCTTGACGACAATTGCGTCGATCTCCGTCCAGCCGAGCAGCGTTGCGGCGGCGGTGCGATAGCCGCCAGCCACCAGCGTGTAGGGCGTACCCTTTTTGGCAGGCGTCTTGCGGATCATGATCGGGCTGATCTGCCCGTGCTCAGACATCGAAGCGGCGATCGCCTCGGCATAATCCATGTCGATCGGGCGCAGCCGCTCACCGACATGAATGCTCGATATGGTGGCGCGAATGAACTCAGCCATGAGCGGCTTCCTGTCCGGCCGACGCCTCGTAGAGCATTTCCATAAAGGTGTCTTTGGCGCGGGCGGCGATGCGCTCGTAAGCCTTGTCAAAAAGCGGTTCGAAGCGTCGTGCCTCGACGACGCGGACAGCCTGCATCACGGTCCAACGGGCAACGCCCAAGAGCACGACCAGGCGGCGGCGCGGCACGCCGAAATCGATATGCAGGACATAGATCGCCATCTGCCGTGCGAGCTTCGCATCGAACATTTCGGCAGGCGGGTTGATGATGTGGCGGAGTGGCAGGTGGTTGAAATGCGAACGGCTGGCGCGGTAGCTGGCCGCCACCATCGCCTGCAAACGTTCTTCATCGGAATAAGGATTTACCATCGAAACCTCGGAGTTCGTCGCTCGGCGACGGCATTGCGGCAGTTCGATGCCGGGGCGGTGGGGACGGGATTTTGGCCGCCCCCGGCATCTGGCGTCGCTCCCTGGGGGTAACAGAGCGACGGTTCGGGAAATCAGCGGGATTTATTGGCGTCGGAGAGCGCAAGCAGGCGGCAAAGCTCGGGCTGCATGTCCATGGTGAGGCAACCGACAAGCTTGGCGTCGATATCTTCATCGCCTTCGCCAAGAAGGAGATCGACCAGCTTGTTTCCGGGTGTCATGTGGACATCGGCGTCCATGACGGTGGCGCTCGCCTCTGCAGAGAGGACTTCCTGGAGGGCTTCCTGCAGGATAGTGTCATCGAGCAGGATGGACGCAGGGAAGTAACCGGCTGCCAGCTTGGCCTGGTTGAATTCGTACGCGGCCTTTACGATGGCGCGGGCCTGCCGCAAACGTTCGGTATCGACAGCTTCAAGATCAACGACGCAGGCAACGGCGTGCGGTTGTTTGACTTCGCGCTCTTCTACTGTTTTCGGCGAAGGCGTGAAAAGAAGCACGTCGGAAGGATGCGGGCGATCGATCAGGCCGTTTTTGACGCGTTCGTGCCAGTGGGCGAAGTCGTCAAACGTTGGCCCTTCGAGATTGCGCTTTTTTACGGCGTTGCCGAAGAAATAATAGGCTTCACGGACTGACTGCCCGCGCTCGACGATGTTGTCGAAAGTGGTGATGACCAAGTCCATGATGCGTGGGGGGACACGGTCAAAGAAAGGCACGGCGACGTAGTTGCGAACTGCTGCGGTCATTGAGCTGCTCCAGAGTTTTTGAGGATGGTGAAAAAGACGGCCGAAACGCCTGCGAACGCAGGACTAAAAATCAGCAGGGTTTCGGCCCACCGGCACACGCGAGAGCGGGCCGGAATGAAAATCGGGGTGTCGAAATTGGCATGCGGTTTCGTCATTGCGGGGTGACTGCTGATCGGCGATTGTTGGGGTGTGGAGCGGTCGAGAGATTGGGTCTGACAGCCGGGGCGATTGAGCGCCTTGCACACGATGTGCGGCAGGCTAGAGCAGCAATCCGGAACCGTTCCACGCTTCATGCTGCGGCTTGCTCCGCGTCGGCGGCGCGACGGCCGTTCCGGTAATTCTCTGACGGCTGCGGGCTGAGCCTGCGACCATCGGGGATGTAGCGGGAGAACCAGAGAAGGTGCGGCCGGGTATTCAGGGCCGCTGCGATGGCGCGCTCACCAGCCGCGTGCGGCTCGTGGACTGCGTTACCGGCAGTACCGGTCGGCAGGCCATATTTCTTGTCGATCTCGGCAAGCGTAATTTTGGCGACGATGAGCTTGCCTTTAATACGGGCAATTTCTTCCAGCCGAAGGCGTTCGGCACGGCTCATCTTGCCGCCGTCAGAGACACGGTGCATAAAGGATTCCTTCCAGAAGGGAGGCCCTGACCGGCCTCCTTTTTTGGGGTTATTAATTCTGCGAACACAGAAAGGAATAAATCAGAATTCGGATTTTGTAAATCGGAAATCGGATTTATGCGGTGATTTATTGGCTAGACCTGAGATTCCGCCCAAAACGGCTCTCGGCGCGCGTCTTCGCGAGCTAAGGAGGAGGCTTGGCGACCCCGAACGGGATGTTTTCGCAGCCCAACTCGGCGTCAGCAAAACTACGCTTGGAAACTACGAAAAAGGCGAATCGGAACCCACGGCCTCGGTATTGGATTCCTACCGCCATAACTTTGGAGCGAACGTCCTCTGGATAATTACGGGCGAAGGGGAAATGTTCTCCGAGTCGGCAGTGGTGACCGAGGGCATGGATATGGTCCAGATTCCTCGTTACGATGTTCAAGCGGCTGCGGGGGCGGGGCTAATTCCCAAGGAAGAGGATCTACACAAAAGTGTGGCTTTTAGCCGAGCTTTCCTCCGCAGCATTGGAGCTAAACCCGAAAGTTGTATTATGCTTGAAGCCAAAGGCGAAAGCATGCTGCCGACAATTCCTGACGGCGCATTTATGATTGTCGATCAAAGCAAGACGGACATCGTTGATGATCAGGTGTTCGTGTTCCGAGTTGGACCTGGAATAAAGGTAAAGCGAGCAAATTGGCGGATGGATGGCTCACTCGAATTGCGTTCAGATAACGAGCTAAATGGCTATCCTGCCGAAGTCATCGGGGAGGACGTCGCGGACGACTTGTCTGTTATTGGTCAAGTTCTCTCTCTCCTTAGAAAAGCATAATGGGCGCAACGGGCCATGCACTTCGAATATTCTGATCCACAGACGGAAATTGAGAGTTTTTTTGGAGGATTTTTTCATATCAGTGCCTTCGGGCGTATCGAGGAGGGCGATGATGAAAAATTCATTAAGTTTCTTGAGCGCACTGCGCCTCCGCCAAGAACCTTGGTCTACATTAACTCTGGAGGCGGTCATGTTGAAGCAGCGATGGCTATCGGCCGATCGATACGCCAAGCATGGTTCTCAACTTCCATTGGGACATATGTGTTAGACCAGCAGCAGGTTGACGAACTAATCATCCCCCGTAGGTTCACATCAGGAAAATGCATTAGCGCTGCGACGCTAATGTTTCTTGGTGGCCGGCTCAGATATTTTACAGAGGGATCAGAGTTTGGCGTCCATCAATTTTCCTTTAGAAATCCTACCCCAGAGAATCTTGAACGTTCGCAACGCCTGTCGGCAGCAATAGCGACATATATTGCGGAAATGGGTATCCCCGCGCCATTTCTGGAGGTTTCAGCGGGCACAAGGGGAGACCAAATAAAACTCCTAACTGAAGAGGAACTCACAGAGCTTAAGGTCATCACCGGAGGCATTACGGAGCCTACTTGGGGCACCGAAATCTATGAGGAAGCAATGTGGGTTCGGGGCGAGAGAGATTCGCTTTTTGGCCACGGCAAAGTTTTATTGGTATATTCGAAAAAAGATGGGTTCGCTTTCTCAGCTTTGGTTGAAACAATGGGGAGAGACAACGAACTGATGAACCACCCCTTGGTTGAGATCGTGGTAAACGATGAAGACATCAGGATTGACATTTCGGACAGATGCGCTCGCGCTCCATCAGGAATTTACACAATTTTCATAGCAAACATTTCAAAGAGTGAAGCTCAACTGCTAGCCACCTCTAAAAGCTTTGGAATTCAAGTACGAGCCTCAGCGCAGGCAGAGATATTTCTCGGCATAGCAGCTATTCCCACAGCCGGAGCGGAGAGTAAGCTTCTAGGCCTATACAATCTGGGAGCTATCTGAGGGCTCATCGTTGCAGTTGAATTTTATGTCACAATTCAGCTTCCCAGGTAACGTTCTCCAAAACAGTTGACTCTGCATCGAATGGGAACAAAATAAGAACATTCAAAATGGCCAAATGTGAGGTAGTTGGGTATGGCGCCGGCTGATAAGTTCATTGTTGTTCCATTCGTAGAACGGAAACTTGAAATGGTGAATGTTGATTGGAAACTCGCGCCTAAAAATGCCCGTTGGTGGGCTGTCGATGCCAACGGTGAAGCGCATTGGTTTTGTGAGCCTGATATTTCAGGGTTCACTGACTTCTGGTTTTCCGAGTCTATCAGCGCACCATCATTCAGCTTCAATGGTGACTGGCGGACAAGCTTAACAGAGCGTCCCTCGCGATTTGGCTTGATCAAGTAA